TATTCACTTCTCCATTTCTATGTATTCAAACTTAATATTCTTTTTAATTACAACCAAAACTTGTTGACAATAGTAATGGTGGTCAACTAGAGTGTCAACCTTGTTTTTGGTAAATACACCATTTAGTTGTAATTAAGGAGATTCATGCAATGCTACATATCAGTCCACACGCACCAATCGTTCAGTCAGCACTGAATAACGTGGTGGTGCACTCAAGTTTAAAAAACGACAGCTCACTAGCAAGAACGCTAGATGTTACTAAGCAAGCTCTTAGTAAGTGGCGAGTGTCTGGATTAATACCAGCGCACCGCGCACTACAAATGGAACTGCTCACAGCCGGTAAGGTGAGTTGGAAAGACCTATGCCCAGACATCGTTGAAGACTTCAACCGAAAGGAGCCGGTCTATGCAATCAATAGATAAGAATCGAGCTAAGTATTATTTCTTTAAGTGGTCGGCCAATTTGCTAATGGGGATTAGCAGCTTTCTGCTTTGGATCAGCAAGCAGATCGATAAGGCTGAAATCGCCGTTATGACAAGGGCGTCAAAATATTTATAAGGAAAAATAATGATGGGGTTTTTACAAGAATTCGGACACAAGTTAGTCGAGCAGGGCTACGAAATTGTGCCGATTATGAAGAACAAAAAAGCACCGATGCTATCCGGCTGGCAAGACATTAGATCAACGCATGAGGATGTCGATGCGTGGCTATCTAACGGCCATAAGGATGGCGGTGTTGGCGTTTTATGCCGCAACACAATAGCGGTTGATATCGACTGTTACGACAAGAATCTAAACAAAAAACTAGTGATGTGGTTGGAGGAAAACGTCGGCACATCACCTGTCAGATACGGCAATTTCCCCAAGTGCATCCTACCTTATAGAGTTGAGCAAACATTTAAAAAGATCAGAAGCTGTGAGTATGAGGATGCGATGAGCACCACTCACGCCGTTGAGGTGTTAGCCGACGGTCAACAGTTTGTAGCTTATGGGATGCATCCGACAACGCAAAAGCCTTATCGGTGGAACGCGACTCGAGGTGGCATTGCTGACCACGCACAAAACTCTCTACCTTTAATGACTAGAGAGAAGGCAGAGGCTTTTGTTTCTTATTTTGAACAATGTGCCGGTAATGAAACAAACTGGGAGCTTGCTCGGAAGGGTGTATCGACTGTTGATATAGATGTCGATGACATCACCATGTTCAAACCTAAAATGGATGTCGATGAGCAGGGCGTAAAGGAGCTGCTTAACAGTGTTGATCCCGACGCCCACCATGATGATTGGGTCAAGGTCGGCATGGCACTGCACCATCACTTCGATGGCGCTGATACCGGTTGGATGATCTGGGATGAATGGTCAGGCGAGGGTAGTAAGTACCGAGAGAATGAGTGTGAGCGGCGATACGCGACATTCGACACCAAAGGTCGAGCGCCAGTAACAATGGCCTCGGTCAAGCAAATGGAAAAGGCGGTCGTGAGTGAACAAGTCATCGAGGAGAGACTGCCGAGAATGCTTAGAGAGTGGGCATTTGTGCATGTAGAAGGCTCGGCGCGTGTTATCCGTGAGGATGTGAGTAAAGGCAGTATCGTCCTTTACAAGCTCGAAGATTTAAAGAAAGAGCACATGAACTGCCGTGTCCTATCGGGCGACGAGAAGCCCAAGCTTCTTAACTTAGTTGATATGTGGCTCGAGCATCCAGACCGAAGAACCTATGCGGCTGGACTGTCCTTTGCCCCCGACATGGAGATTCTTGATCGTTATAACCTATGGCGGGGGTGGAGCTTTATCCCGTCGAAGGGTGATGTCGAACCCTGGTTGGAGTTCGTCACCAGTGTGGTGGCTGACGGTAATCAGATACACGCTAATTACATCATTAGCTGGGCGGCTCAGATGGTCCAACAGCCAATGACCAAGATCGGTGTTGGTTTGGTGCTTAGAGGTCGCAAAGGCACTGGTAAGACCAAGTTCGGTGAGCTTTTAGGTGGGCTGTTCAAGGCTCATCATAAGATCGTCAGCAGGGCAGAGCACGTTACTGGTAACTTTAACCGCCACCTTGAAGACACGTTACTGCTACAAGCCGATGAGGCTTATTGGGCTGGGGCAAAAGCCTCTGAGGGTGCGCTCAAAGACTTACTCACTAACCCGGAGATCACCATTGAGCGCAAGGGCGTTGATGCGTACACCGCGTCAAATTACACGCGCATTCTATTTACAAGCAATGAGGAGTTCGTTGTTCCGGCTAGTCTGGATGAGCGTCGCTTTGCTGTATTTGATGTCGGTATTGAACGAAAGCAGGACTCTAAGTATTTCTCTCAACTTGACCGCTGGTACAACACGGGCGGGGCGGGTGCATTGCTTGAGTACCTTAAAACCTTTGACCTATCCGCGACAAACTTAAGGCTAGTGCCGCAGACCGATGCGTTGCAAGACCAGAAGTTGGAGGCGCTTAACACCGTTGATCAGTGGCTGTATAACGGCCTGATGAGCGGGGAGCTGCGAGAGAACCGAGTGGCTGGTAACTGTATTGGGTGGGGCGAGGAGGCTCCTAAATCTGAGATTTACCACATTTACTGCTCAAGTGTTACCAAGTTTCAAATGCCCGTTAAAGAGTCGGCGTTTTGGAGAGCGATAAGAAATTACGCAAACATGTTTAGTGGTGAAACCCACAAGTCGGTGGCCGGTAAACGATTTAGGACGATACAGGTGTGCGGCTTAGAGGCTGGTCGCTTTATCTTTGATGCTAGTAACGGCTTAAAGGTTGATTGGGCTGAGTTCGATGAGAGTAAAACAGAAGATGTCTTTGACGATATTTGGGAGACGGAAGATGGGTAAGGGTAGCAAGCAACGCCCGACAGCGGCGTCATTTTACGACAATTTTGACAAGATATTTGGAGCAAAGGCCATGACGAGATACAAGTGTGAGCGGTGCGGTGTAATAGATGAGAGCGAGGTGCACGAGATCGTTGAGAAGAACTGGGAGCCAATGGGCGATCAGCACGTTGCCAGGCACATGATTCATTTGGAGTGTGAGCGGTGCGGCGGTGAAGATGTTGATGAGTTCAACCCAGCGTATTGCGACACTTGTGACGATTAAAACCCCCTAAGAGTTCGGCAAATTCCCCTTAGTCGATACTCTCTTTGCCTCTAACCTTCACGGCTTAGGGGTTTTTTTTACCTATAAATACAACCTGTAGTTGACGATACAACTTAAATATGAGATAATGACTACGTCATCAAGGGGATGGCATTAACCAAGGGGATATAAAATGAAGAATATCAGGGATTGTAATATAGGCGACAGGATTGAGCGTTATCAAGAACGGCTTTGGACTGACCACGTTAAGGGTCAAACTTTTAATCAAACGGTTACAAGTGTAATTGAAATAACTCAAGTCCATCACAATCGAATTGAGTATAAAACGGTTGAAATAATTGAATTTCAAGATCTATGTCATCCTGATCGAAATCTATTAGACGTAACAGGCGGCATCGCTTTTCGAGCTTTTGACCGGCCAACAACAACCAGAGATTATAAAATCTTATAAGGGGATACAAAATGAAACTAACTAAATTTGAAAAAATGACCAAAGGCAAGTTTGAAGATATGTTATTTGACCTTAATGATAGTAAAACTTTAGATTACAGCACTCACCATGAGCAAACCGACAAAGAAGGCGTATACATAAAATTACACCTTTATTACAACGAGAACGGCCATATCGGTACTTGGCAAAAAGGTGGTTATTGTTGGTGTTTTAAAGATAACTTGCCAAAAATTAATGACTGTATTGGAGATTAAATCATGAAAATACGAATAGCATTCACCGTAGAAGTAGACCCTGATGAGGTTTATCGGTTCCAAGAGAGTCTGGATGCAACCGATGAGGATATGCGGTCTTTCGTCCGTAACTACATCATCAGTGGTGGTGTTGGAACCTTAGAGGAGGCAATGATTAACAACGCATTTGCCTATGAAGCTGTGAGGGTAGTCGAATGAATCTATTTGAACTGGATGAACTCATACACCAGCTCGAACGCAAGCAGCGTGATAACGATGAGATGCTCCAAATGTACTACTACAAGCGCGGTGAGCTGAGAGAAGTCGTGAAGGGGCGCATCGCTGGCATTATGTCGGGCGTCAGTGTGTCCAGAGATACAACCAACAGTGGTATACTTAACCAAACGAGGTACTAAAATGGAACAGTTAATCGGTAGTTTTGTACTTATCTGCACGGGCGTTTTGATGTACGGTGCTTTCTTGATGTTTCTTGATAAACAACGCTCGTTTGAAATGAGGAGAGAACTTGAAAATCGTCGATATAACCCAGAAGGTCAAGAGTAAAGCCCAAGAGCCTGTGAGCAGCAGAACCTCTCAGGCTCTACTTAATAGCCTCTCCGACTTCTGCGAGTACTCCATGCATAACAACATCAAAGCCTTTGCGGTCGTTGCCATCGACAATGATGGTCAAGTGTCCAACTCCTGGCACAGCGATGGAACACCTGTCGTATCCGTTCTGGGTGCCATAGAATTAATGAAGATAGACTTCATGGAAGAATACCTCTAACCGCATAACCCTCATAAATTTATATCATTACGTTGTGTCCTTACCACTTATTACAATGCACGCACTTTAACTTGTGAGGTGTGTGATGTTGTTTGTTTGTGTGTTTTGCGTTGTTTTCTTAGCATTGATAGCCGGAGATGATTTGAAGGTGTAAGGCGGTGAGGCGGTGAGGCGCACGGGATAAGGCCAAACGCACGGGTACGCACGGGTAAAATCAGGTGGTTGTGCGTCTCTGAAACCCTCGCCATTACTGGCGGCGCACGGGAAGAACAGGTTAATCTCTTTTTTTATTTAATAAGAAATAATATAGGTATATAGGCTCCCCGTGCTCCCGTGTAAATTCCTACCGACTTGGAGCACATTTACCCGTGCGTCCCGTGCGTCCCTCTGTAACCCACGCGCTGTAAGGCTTACAGGCGCACGGGTAGATTCTGTTAACCCGTGCGGCACCCGTGCGGCGGCCAGTAAAACCTCTGAAACGTAGAGCTGGCGTGGCCTGTAGCTCGCACAGGGTAAATCAAACACCCGCTAATCAGTCAACCAATCTAGACAACAGAACTACGGACACACAACTAATGGTTGTATTGCGTTATAATCGGCGTCATTCACGCTGTAACGAGGAGTAACAACATTGGCGAACAAGATAGAGATTGATTACGAAAAGCTCTACGACCTAGCAAAGATAGGCTTATCGGAAGATCAGATAGCGACAAGCCTTGGCATATCCTTGTCAACAGTCGCCGCTCGCAAACGCGACGACCACACATTTTGCACCACCTTAAAGGCTGGGAAGCAAGCGGGCATCTCGGCTGTCACTAATTCCCTGTTTGAATCCGCAACGGCTGACAAGCCTAACACTTCAGCGCAGATATTCTACCTGAAGAACCGAGGCGGTTGGCGCGATAGAACCGAAGTAGATGCTAACGTAAGCGGCGGCATCGAAGTAACTCACGACATCGACGCTGCACTGCAAGCTCTGAAGGATGCGGGCGTTGACCCGTCGAGTCTGTAGACTATCTTATGCCTGATAAGATGAATATCGTTATAGATCAATGGCTTATGGTCATTCGGTACAATCTTCGGCACACTAGCCGGTCAGGTTTTGCGGTTTTGAGGTCGTTTCGCAAAATTGGGACTCCCACCTGGAGCAGTACACCCCCATATATATCGTTACATATAGGGCGCAAATAATGGCAAAAGCGTCTGAGAGAAAGACTTCAAAAAAACCGGCTTCAAAGCTCACCGCCTCACAAAAAAATAAGGCGGAAAAAATAGCGGAAGCCATTCGTATAGTAAAAGTTCACAAAGCGCAAAACCGTCTCGCCTATTTCCAGCCCTATGAGTGGCAAGAAGAATTTTACAAGGCTGGCAAGACCAATAAGCAGAGAATGCTTATGGCTGCAAACCGCGTCGGCAAAACGGCCTCTCAAGCAGCAGAGGTTGCATACCATTTAACAGGTTTATATCCAGATTGGTGGGAGGGGATCAGATTTACCCGTCCTACTAAGATTTGGTGTCTGGGTGTTTCTGGTGAGCAGCTTCGCGATGTAATCGTTAAGGAGTTAATCGGCACCTACCTTGGTGAAGGTAAGTTTGATGGTTCGGGTCTTATACCGCAAAAGCTTATCTATCAAGTCACACCGGCTATGGGTACGCCAAGGCTTCCAAGAGATGTGGCTGTGCGGTATGCCACTGGAAACACTTCGACTGTAAGTTTTAAGTCCTACACGCAGGGACAGCATGTCCTTATGGGGTCAAGTCAGGACTATATCTGGATCGACGAGGAACCAACCGACACCGCAATATACCCACAGTGTCTCACGCGAACAGCGACCGGTAATGACGGGAAGGGTGGTTACCTCGTCGGTACTTTAACTCCTGAGAACGGGATGACTGAACTGGTTAGCCAGTTTATGGATCACCCGGTTCAGGGGCAGTACCTAAAGAATGTGACATGGGAGGATGCACCGCATCTGGATAAGGATGTGCGTGAGCAGTTATTGGCTGCTATTCCTGAGTACCAGAGGGATATGCGGAGTAAAGGTATTCCGGTTCTCGGTGAGGGCATGGTGTTCCCCATCGCCGAAGAGGTTATCCAGTGTGATCCGTTTGAGATTCCCGCGCACTTTAAAAAACTTGCAGCGGTGGACTTTGGGATAACGCACCCAACAACGTGTGTCTGGACGGCTTATAACCCAGATAACGACACTATTTATGTGTATGACGCCTATAAGAAGGAGGGCGAGATACCCGCAGTACACGCCACGGTGATAAAGAGTCGCGGCAAGGACATCCCTGTTATCTATCCACACGATGGTGATAACACAGAGAAGGGCAGCGGTCGCACGCTGGCAGAGATGTATTTAGAGGCGGGGGTGTTGATGATCGGACGGTTTACAAATCCTGATGGCACTAACTACGTTGAGCCGGGATTGATGGAAATGTTAGAAAGATTCAGAACTGGGCGCTTACAGGTGTTCAACAATTTGGCTCCTTGGTTTGAGGAGTTTCGGCGGTATCACCGGAAAAAAGGAAAGATACACAAAGAGCATGACGATTTGATAGATGCTACTCGTTATGCAGCAATTTCAGTGACTCGCTTTGGGCAGAATAAAGCCGAGCGTGAGCAAATGACAACAGGTCGAGGTAACCACACCAGTTATGAATATAACTACTGATATCGATGAAAGAGAGTTAATAGCTACTCTTGAGAACAGCATTAGTGCCGCAGACTCATACGCTGAAAGCGAGATAGGTGAGCAGCGGGATAAAGGATACCGATATTACTACGGTAAGCCGATGGGGAACGAGAGACCCGGTCGTTCACAGCATGTGTCTATGGACGTTTTTGACGCAGTGGAAAGCGTGAAAGCGATGTTGATGGAGACGTTCACCGCTGACCGCAACGTGTGCCGCTTTGATCCGCAAACCTCAGAGGACTTTGTGCCAGCGAAGATGGCAACCGCACTGACTAACTTTATTTTCTATAGAGAGAACAAAGGTAGCAAGATTCTGCACGATGTTATTCACGATGCACTGGTTGCAAAGACCGGTATCGTAAAAAGGTATTACAAAAACTATTACGAGTATGAGGAAGAGACGTTTGAGGGTTTAGATGAGGCTAGTTTTTCTATGCTGGCATCCGACCCTGCTGTCACGATCATGGAGATTGCGGAAGAGGCTGTCATGGCTCAAGTGCAAGACCCGCAAACCGGACAGCCTATCGCCATTCAACAGATCATGTACAGCGGTGAGATTGCAAGGAAGATTGACAAGTCAAAGGTGTGTGTTGAGTCAATACCGCCTGAAGACTTTTTAATCACACCGCGTGCCACCGGTGAGGATGATGCTGACTTTTGTTCACACCGCACAAGCCGCACACGCGGTGAGTTGTTAAGTGAAGGGTATGACCCAGAGCTGGTTGATAAGTTAAGCGAAGACAATTTAAACGATGAGGGCAGAATAGCCCGTGATTCGGTGGATGAGTTCGGAAGCGAAGACGGTTACGAGTCTGACAACGACAGGCAGTATGTCACGATATACGAGTCGTACCTTAAAAAGTATCGCTCTGATCTAAAGAAGTGTGTTTATTTAAAAGTGCTGCACAGCCGCACCACCATTCTTGATATTGAGATGGTAAGCGAGAAGCCGTTCAGATACTTCACACCATTCCCGTTGCCGCACCGCTTTTACGGTATGAGCCTTGCAGATGTGTTATGTGATATCCAGAAAACGCAGTCTAGTTTAAAGCGTGGCGTGGTAGATCACACCTTTATGACTAACACCTCACGGTTTGTTGCAAACCTGTCCTTGGTAAAAAATCCTAGAGATTTACTGGACAATCGCGTCGGTGCAGTGATCGATGTGAATTCGCCGAATCCTGAATCGGTTGTACGACCTATGCCCATGCCAAGTTTATCAAACGGCGTGTTTCAGGCGATGGAATCGTTAGAGGTTGAGAAAGAAGCGCGGAGTGGTATGAGCCGCATGGCTAGGGGTATGGACTCTACGGTTGTGAGTAAGCAGAACAGCTCTGACTTAATAACCCAGTTTATGAATGCCAGTAACCGTCGGATAATGGTTATGGCTAGAAATCTGGCAGAGAACTTCTTAAAGCCTTTGATGTTCGATCTTTACAAGTTAGCCGTTGAAAACGAAAAGCAAGAAAAAATGGTTCAGCTAGACGGCCAGTTTGTTCCTATCAACCCACAATTTTTAGGTGATCGTACTGAGATGTCTGTGGCAGTCGCGCTAACGCCTGAAGAGCAAGCGCAAGAAGCTCAGATGTTGTTAAGCCTAGACCAACAATTCACGATGAACCCGCAAGACCCATCACTGGGAGGCATGTACGGTACTCAACAGCGTCACGCTATGCTCAGTAGAGCCTTTGAGCTGCTAAACATCAAGTCAGCGGATATGTATTTATTTAATCCTAGTAGTCCTCAGTTCCAACAGATGCAGCAACAGCAGCAACAAGCGCAGCAAGAGGCGCAAGCTAAACAAGCAGAAGTCGAAAAATTCAACGCCGGTATGACCGCAAGGCAAGTCGGCGTTATGGAAGGCCAGCTTGAGCTTGATGTTGTTAAAGAGCAAAACAAGATGATGTTAGCGTTTGAGAATATGCAGCATCAAGAGGAAGAGAAAGACAGTCGTTTATTGATGGATGTGGAGAAGCAAAACCACGACATGGAGATGAGCGAGAAAGAGCTGGCTTTGGAGAAGGTTCAAAACAGAAACGTGAGCATAGGATAAGCGATGACTATAAATCAGGAAGCACTTGAGGAGTTTGTCAAGAAAGCGAGTAGGGACAAGCACCAAAAGAAAAAAACGTGTAAGCAAGCGTTTGATGATTTCCAGAAATGGAAAGAAGGCAAGGTAGATAAAGATACCACTTTACCGAGGCCACCAACGAGACTGCGCTGAGTAGTCTCTTAACTAACCACATCAGTGGAGTTGACATGAACAATAACGACGATTTGAGTTTGGGCGAGAAGGCAGAACTAGCTGACTCAGCGGTACAGCTTTTAGAGAGTACAGCTTTTAATACTGCGTTTGATGAATTAAATGCCAGTTTAGTACAGCAAATACTTGCAACACCGCTGGATCAGGCAGAAGAGCGAGAAAGGCTATACATGATGTTCAAAGCGGGTCAGATGTTTGTTCAGCAGCTTGCTGGTCTGGTTAACAACTACAACTTGGCATTACCACAAGAAGTAGGTTAAAATAGGAGAAATTTGATGTCAGACGAGCAAACCGCAACGGACTCACCTGAAGTCGATAATAGTGACATTATCTCAAGACTTACGGCTGTATTGGAGTCAGAAGACCAAACCGAAGAGCCTAGCAACGAGGAAGAGGTAGCTGAAGAGGCTACTGACGAAGTAATCGAGGAGGATCAGGCACTTGAGCAAGAAGACGAGTTATCCGACGAGGTCGAAGAAGACCCAACCGACGAAGACGCGGAAGAAAGCGAAAAAGAACCTGAGTTAATAACCGAGGGTATGATCGAAGTGGACGGCGAGGCGCTGTCTGTTGAAGAGATTAAACTGGGCTATTTACGCCAAGGCGATTACACAAAGAAGACGCAAGCTGTTGCCGAACAGCGTAAGGCCGCTGAAGAACAAAGCAAGTCTTACGAATCCACACTTAGCGCCCTCTTAACCGCATCGGGAGCAGACCTTTCACGCTTTGATAATGTGAATTGGGAGCAAGCGGCGGTTGAAAACCCGGATCAATATAAGCAAGCGAAGGCTATGTATGAGCAGACGCAACAGACTTACAACTTTATAAAGTCTCAAGCGAACGATCATCAAAAGCGAGTTCAAGATCAACAACAGACACTGGTGAAAGAGAAAGCTGCCGAAAGTCTGACTGTCCTGAAATCTACAATTCCAAATTGGAATAATGATGTGTATTACTCGATTGGAGAATACGCTAAAAGCGCATTAGGTGTTTCTAGCGAAGAATTCAACGGTATTACCGATCATCGATCCATTACGGCGATGTACAAAGCTATGCAATTCGACCGGGCTAAATCGGAGACGCAAAAGAAAGTAAAAGCATCTCCTAAAAAAACTTTGTCGGGTCAGAAAAGCGAACCCAAGGACTTAGGAAAGAAAGAGACATATCGTAAATCAAGAGAACGTCTCAAGAAATCCGGTTCAGTGGATGACGCGGTTCAAGCCCTCCTCAATAGAACCTCTTAATTAAGGAATTTTCAACATGGCTACAATTGCCGGAACATACAAAACCTACAATCAGGTAGGTAAAAAAGAAGATATCGAAGACATTATTTATGATGTGTCTCCTACTATGACTCCCTTTACATCTGCAATCGGTACAAGCACAGCAACGGCTACTTTGCATCAATGGCAGCAGGACTCACTTGCAGCCGTAGCGTCAAATGCCGCAGTCGAAGGGGCAGATGCCGGAGCGTCTAGCGTCGATCAAACAGAGATGAAAAACGCATCAACCCAAATCTTCACCAAGGTTGTGCAGACTTCTGGAACTGCTGATTCTGTTGCTACTTATGGACGCGGAGGTACAGAATTAAGTTACCAAATCATTAAAAAAGGAAAAGAATTACGGCGTGATATAGAGCATAGTTTCGTCGGTGCTTTGCAAGCGGGTACTGCTGGAGCGGCTGGAACTGCGCGACAGTTAAAGTCTGCACAGAACCAAATCAATGCGGCTACCACAAACACCGCTGGCGCTAACAGAGCGTTCACTGAGACTTTACTGCTCGATGTCTTGCAGAAAGTTTACAACGAGGGTGGCGATCCTAACCAGGTACAGGTCACTCCATCTCACTCAGTCGTGGTTGCTAACTTTGCAGCTAGTGCTGGTCGAGAGCGTGACTTTGGTACAGGAACCACTATTACTAACGCGGTTAATATTTACGTAAGTCCTTTCGGACAAGTTTCAGTAGTAGTAAATCGCTTTCTTGCGGCTAACACTTGCCTTGTGTTGGACACTGAGTATTGGTCTCGTGCGGTTCTGCGTCCTATGCAGACTGTCGTACTTGCCAAGGTCGGCGATAGCGACAAGCGTCAAATGTTGACTGAGCAGACTCTTGTTTGCGAGAACGACAAGGCGTCAGGTCTTATCGAAGCATTGACTGCTTAAATAGTAAGAACGGGCAGTCCCTTCGGGGGCTGTCCTTTTATTTTTATTCTGAGGTACACATGTCAGACAAAATATTTGAGCACATAGACCACAATCAAAATGATGACAGTCTAACGATATCTCATTCTCAGGATATCAGCGGTATTCTTGCTGAAAACAAACGCGCACGCGAACAAGCTGAAGGGCAAAAGATGGGTGAAAATGTTCGTGTTGCCAGCATTCCCTCGGTGGTAGTAATGCAGTGGATGGAAGAGGGAATTAACGTCATGGCTCCCAACCGGGAAGACCAAAAGCGTATTAAAAAGAAACTTAATTCACCAGAGTGGGCTTACTTGCGAACAGGCGGTGGCCGATTATGAGTTTAACCACATATGACGGGCTTAAAGCCTCAATTGCTAACTGGTTAAACAGAACAGACCTTACATCAGAAATACCAGATTTTATTTCGTTGGCCGAAGATCGGCTGTCGCAAGAAGTACGCATACCGACCATCGAAAAAACAATATCAATAACATTAGACAGCAACGGCGCTTTTGACATTCCTGCCGATTTTCTTGAACTTAAATATGCTTTTTATAATAACAATCCGCTAGAGCGTGTGAGCTTAACTGAGCTGCGTAGCTCACTTATAACAAGTGGAAGCCCAGAGATTTTTGCAAGAGAAGAAAGAAAGTTTATATTTCAACCAATTCCAACGATGACGGCAACCGACAAACTTAATCTTATTTATTATAAAAATGTACCGGTTCTTTCGG